CCATATCACCTAAACCTCCCATATCACCTAAACCTCCCATATCAGGTGGTCCTCCGCCAGCCTCTTCACCACCTGCAGGTGCCGGTTCCCCTTCTTTTTTACCGTAAAGTTTATCTACAGTGTCAAATATCCCCGTTGAGACAATCACTTGAGCAGTGTTTGTTAGTTCAGATGCTACCGCTCTTTCAATCCTTTGTTGTTGTAGATCTAATCTAATCTCTTCGTCTGAGAACCCTAAAATGTGTTTTTTAGCCCAAGATGCAGAAACCGGTGCAACACTATCTTGAATTGCCGCAACCGCATCTTTATAAAGAAGTATTTTTTCTTTCCATACCTCAACCGAAAGAAGATCCGCTTGTTTAGACGGGTTTGTAAGTCCTAATGTGAAATTTTGTAACTCATCCTCAAAACCTAATAAAAATAAATGGATAATCGCAATTTTATTTAACTCAGCAATCATACATTTTTGTATTCTATTTATTGTTCTTGCAAAACGTATATCTAAAAGTGATAAATTTTTACCATCACCAACAGCCTCTTCAAAACCAAGATATGCTTTTGGTATTCTAAGTGCAGTAACAAGTTTCTTTTGGATATATTCAATATCTGCAATTTCAGATAGGTTTTGAGCACCTGCTAATGTTTCAATTGGCATTGTTGCCGTTGCATCCCTTACAGGGATAAAATAATCTTGGTCTACCGCCATTTGGTTATATCTCATATCTACATTACCTGTTTTTCCGTCAACAATTTGATCTCTTTTAAATTTACTTGCAACTCTTTGTACGTACGCATCAACATCCTTATCATCCATATTACCCACAAATACTTTAAACACCCTTCTTTCAGGTGCTCTTGATGTTCTGTAGATCAACATTGCGTCCTCACATAAAAGAAGTTGTTTCCATATACGTCTCGCCTTTTCAAGCATTGATGTACCATAAGGTAGTTTTCTATCGTCACCTAATAATCTAAAGTGAGCAATTTCCCAAGTATTAAATTCAATATTTTTTTCTTTCCAAGTGAATTTTAACGCATCGTTTTCCATTTCTTGGGAATACTTGTCAGGTTGGAATTTCATCCCCTTTTCTAATCTTTCAATTTGAATATTTGGTAATTGTTGGCAACCAACAATCCCTTTTTCAGGATCTAATTTTAAATAAAGAAAATTGTCACCAAACTTACAAGTATTTCTTGTCCACATAGGTAAGTTAGAATTAATATCTAACTTATTATTAAAAAGATCGGCCAATACCGATTTTATTCTTTTTGACTCTGAATAAATTTGTAAAATATATCCATCTTCATTTGGTGTTGTTGATTCTTCAGCATAAATGTCTAAGGACGCCGAAATTTCGGGTGTATACTCCATCGATTCGTAATCATAATATGACGCCAATCTTGTTGGTTCATAATAAACTGCTTGTTGATATAGATTGCTTTCTACTTTTTGCCATTGTTTTCCAAGATACATTGTTTGTTGGGCTTCCAACTTTTCTCTTTCGTATTCTTGCTTATCAGGAGTTTTTAATAATTCTTGCTTATCAAATTTAAATACAGGTGATTGTTGGTCCAAAGTAGAATTTGGTCCAAATACTTTACTTATCCTCTGCCATACTGTTAGTTTTTCTTGTGACATTTCTTTTTCTTTTAAAAATAATTTGTTTTTGGCAAAATTAAATATTACCTTTTGCTTTTACCGAATAACCATAAATAGTTTTCATAATCACTTTTGGTTGGTGTGTGCAATCCCAAACTTTGATTTAAATGATCCATATTTGGAATTCCCGGATTATAATTAGTTGATATTGACCTATGTTCCGTTGTTTGAACCTCCCAAGCATTTAACATTGCCTTTGTTTGTTCTGTAACCTTTTCAAGTTTCGCAAAAGAAGTCTCACCAACATAAATAGCCATTGCCATAGCCATAATCAAATCATCGTGTTGTCCTTTTTGGTGATCTGGTCTTCCATTAACATAAACAAAAGTGTTTAATTCGTTAAATAATCTTTGTGATCTAACTTTAAAATTATGTCTTAATGCTTCTTCAAATGATGCAACTATTTGAACCCTTTTAGAGTTAAAGTTAATACCCGGAATTTTCTCATTTATTTTGGGATCCCATTTCCATTTATCACCAGGATTCACCCCATCAACATATAAGTTTTTATACCCAAGTTCTTGAAGTTTTCTTGATGTGGCAACTCCCATACCTCCGGTAATATCCGTGATTATAAGGGCATTATACATAGTTCCCCATTTATAAGCGATTTCTGCAACAACATCTGGCGGAACCTTTGCAATGTACTCTAATACTTGTTCTCTTTCATCAAAATCAATTATAGTAAAGGTCGTAAAATCCTCACTATCACCTCTTGAAACGTCCATACCCAAAATATATTTGTGATCCATTACAGGTTCTTTCCATTGCCATAATACACCACCCATAAATTTATTTTCGGGTTCTTTCAAGTCATTATCTTTAATTCTTTTCATTGTTTCAGGTGGGATTACGTTATCCCCCGAACCCAAAAAGTTACATTCAAGTTCTTGTGATATTTTTCTTTTATCAAATTTTAGTTTTTTAGCCATGGATTCAAACCAAGAACTATATGCTTTGTAACCTGTTTCTAATTTTACTTTAAGATCTTCAAAATCACGGTCTTTTACTTTGACTTCTGAATAGTCAAGTGTGATCTCATCGTCTTTATAATCAGATCTATTAAGCATGTAATGAACTATATCATTACATTTAATTAGTTTTAAGTCTTTTGAATATCTTGGATCTCTCCACCAATACATTTCAGTAATGGTAAAGTCATTCATCCCTTTTATTGCTTGGCTATATATTGAATAATAAATTGGATCAAATCCGTTTGGTGTTGAAATAACAATTACTTTACCTCCTGTTGAAAGGGACGCCATACATGCTGACCAAAAATCTTCGTCAGCATCAATATATGCTGCCTCATCAAAAATAAGAATAGTTGGGGTATATCCACGAAGTGCATCTTTTGATGTTGCAACTGCCTTTACTTCACACCCATTAGTTAATTTAAAGTGTCTTTGTGAGTTTTTTTCATTTGAAAACTTAACCCCAAGCCAAGAAGGCCATTGATCTACAAACGCCCTTACTTTATTTGCCATCTCCATGGCAGTGTCAAGTTTGTTTGCAATGATTAGAATTTTTTCAGGTTTTTCTTTACGGGCAAATACCAATCTTTTAGAAGCCCAAGCAGAAGTTACAGTAGAAACCCCGGCCTGACGATATTTTAATGCAATATTTTCTTCAGATACGTCATAATCTTTTACTAACGTAACCTGATCATTAAATAACTCTAAAGGGACGTATTTTGATTGTGTGTTGTCGTAGGTTTGTAAATATGTTTTAAGTGCGTATGGTGTGTCATTTACGCATTTAGCATACTCTAGTAAAACCTGTTCTCTTGTTAACGACATTCACTATGAGTTATTTTTTTGAAATTAATTTTATAAGTTCAGATTTAGTTAAAGTAGGAGGGGTGTGTTTTTGAACTAATCGTAAAATACTTTCCTCAAGTTTTTTCACATCATCAACATCTTTAGTCTCAACTTTTTCAGGTAATTTACTTGTTTTAGTTTTAGCGAAATCCTTTACTTGTTTTTTAGACATTGAATCAACAACTTTTTTAACTTTGTTTCTATAACTTTTAGGGATATCTTTTAATTCTTTTTCTCCTTTTTCAACTGAGTAAGCAGCACCCATTAAACCGTGTTGTTTTTTAGAAACAGATTTTTCCGTTACTTCACCCTCACCAACAGTTGCTGTGTCAGTTGAAGGGTCAAAATTTACTTTATTTTTATCTGTAACGTTTTTACTGGCATCTAAAAATTTATCTTTATCGGACTTATCACCTAAATTATATTGTTTAATGGTTTTAGTCACTTCTTCTTTAGGTTCAGATTTACTAGTTTTTTCGTTAATAATTCTTTTATAAAGTGCAGAAATCTGACTTTCATCTAGTTTTTTAATTGTTTCAAAACTAATACCTTCTTTTAGAAGACCAATTACTTTAAAATTATTCTTTTCCATCTAACACTAAATTTTTTTCCCAGTTTAATACGATATCTCTTTCGTATAATTTATCTTCAACACTTTGAATTGTATCTCCGTATTGAAAAACCAATCTTTTATATTTCATGTCAATTACAAACTCAGAATTTGAATCTTCCCATGCTAATGACACAACACCATCGGTTGCATCATATACAGAGAAAAAATCAGAATTTTGAACTAATATTAACCCTATATCTGAAGTTTTTAATATTCCAACTTTTTTTATGTATTCAATATTTGGTGGTAGTGGTTTTCCCGCTGCCGGTTCCGAATCCCATTCTTCCCCCCAAACATCATCCAAATCAGAGAAAATAAATTCATATATGTTATCTCCTTTATAATTTGGACCTAATTCGTTTACATAAACAAGTTTCATACAATCTTTCCTCTTGGTGTTACTTTAACTTGTTTACCATCAACTGTAAATACTAAATTTTCTTTATTAGTTTTACCAATAAACTTAGCTCCTTTATTTTCGTTTAATACATATAGTGCGGTTACTTTTTGTTCTAAAGAGTCACTCATAGAAATGATCTCTTCTTTTACGTTAAGTTTTCTAACTTTTTCTTTAAGAAAATTTCTTTTTCTTTTTTCTTCTAAAATTGTTTTTTCTTTTTCGTCAATTTTGAAATATTTTGATAAAACTTTTTCTACTTTTGATTCTCCAAAAACAGAATCCATCATATGGTGGTATCCTTCTTTTTCTTCTGCTGGTTTTGGTTCAGATTCATCACCCATATCCATTTCATCAGATGGTAAATCCATATCTTCATCACCAAAACTAGTTTCAAACTCATCTTCTGATGACATATCAACATCATCACCCATTCCGTAATCACCTTCTTCAGTAGAATCTAATTTATCTAAAATATCTTCCTTATCTTCCTCATCAAGATTTGATAAATCAATTGCAGAAATAATAGAATTTAAAACGTATTTAATGTCTTGAGAATCCATACCTTGATCTTTATCAAAAGATCTAATTTTTTGACTTAATTTACCTGTAAGTTTTTGAATTGACTTAAGACCCATTGGACCTTCTTCCTCATCACCTTCATCATCTTCAGGCATTTCTTCGTCATCCATACCCATATCATCAGATGGTAAATCCATTCCTCCTTCTTCTGTACCCATATCATCAGATGGTAATCCTGCATCATCCATACCCATATCATCAGATGGTGGTGTTGGCATATCTGTAAGTTCATCAGAGGCAGGTGGAAGGTCAGTCG